TTCCATCGCTCTTAATTTTTATTAGTTAGTACCTACGGTAAAGGTTCCAGTACCGTTAAGCGTGAAGCTTACGGAGCCGTTGTCTTTGTCCGGTGCAGAAACCGAAAGTTGCGTTAGAATCGCGTCGCCTTCGATTTTGGTTTCGCCAGTTACGGGCGTAACAGTTCCGGCAGCCACTTGCGTGATGCGAAGCTTAACGATGTCGCCCACCTTTGCGTAAAGCTCGTCGGGGTTCCATTTTGAAGCGTCGTCGTCGCCAAGCATAGTGGTACCGCTTACGCTCCAGGTTTTAGCGCTGGTAACGTAGGTACGGAATACCGCTACGTCCTTTGACGTGGTTTCGCGGGTTTCCGCGTTCATTTCGTAGCTGCACTCTGTTTCCTCGGCAAAAGCCTTGTAAGTAGTACCGCCGTCAGCTGATAAGAAAAGACGGACTTCGCCGCCGCTAATTGTAGCCATGTTAGTAATTGATTAAAAATGTAAAATCGGCGGCAAGTATTACCGCTTCGTCGTCTTCATTATAGAACATTTGTAGCCCTTCCATATAGGCAAGGGTAAAAGTATTGTGTACCGTCTTAAGATACTCGCGTATGGTTTGTAGCTGCGCCTGGGCTGTATCTGCGTTGGCGTAGTGCATGAAAAGGGTAGCGGCTACGCGCTCTGCGCCTTGCCAATCTTTGGTTTCGCTAACGTCAATACCATTGAGCTGAATTACGATAAAGTCAGCCGCTACGCCCTGCGGGGCTGCGTACGCATAGACTGGCGTGGCCGTGGCCGCGTTTACCGCGTCGTATATGTATTGCAAGTAGTTCAACGCAGGTGTTCTTTAATACGCTTCTGTACAAAGTTACTAATTTTTTGCGCTGCCTTTTCGGGTACTCCGCTGCCGTCTACGGCTTTATCTATAAACCGCTTGGCTTGGAATCCTTTTTTAGTTCCACCGAAAAGCTGCCAGGGTGCATAGTACGCCCCTCTTTTGCGCGCACTGCGTAGGCCGACTACTACGTAAGCCTTTTGGGTTCCTTTGTTTGCGAATACGCCAATACTTTGGTAAAGGTTCATAAAGGAGCCCTTGTCGCTGCGCTTGGCGGTTTCGCCGCTGCGGACCTTGTACCTACCCTTTGCCTGGACGTCATTATAGGCTTCCTGCCGGGCTTTCTCGACTAGGGGCTGTGCTTCCTGTTTTAGTATGGCTCGAATCTCTCTAAAACGCAAAGTTTCGGACGTGCCCAGCTTTTGTAAGCGCTTCCGAAATTGGTCGAAATCTTCTACCCTGCCGCTTTCGCTTCGCAGGTATATGGTTTTACCGCGTGCCATTGTCGCGCAGGCGCGTTTTGACGATAATAAAACGGCGGCGCCCTTCGGGCAGCACGCTGGTTATATCGTAATCCTCGCCGTTATAGGTTAGCTTCCATTTGGCCGCTACGCTGTTGGGAAATCGTAAACGCCACGTAACTACGCCGGCGCTTACCATTTGGTCGTATGGCATTGATTCGCTGCCTGCCTGGGGCAAAATGATACGCTCCGCGTAGTACGTACCCGCACTGGCCCAGGTCTTAATTACCTGGCCGCTGTTATTCGGCACCGAGGTGGGCTGAAAAAGCTCTACGCGTAAGTCTAGCACTAGCTAAAGTTTTGGCGGTAGCGGAACGCTAGGCGGTCAAAAAAGCGGTTTGTATTGTACGGCAAGTCGTCGCCGTAATCGTACCCAAATTTAACGCGTTGGTACAGCGCGTGCTTCACGTCTGCGGGCGGGTTAGCGTCGCCGCAGGTATAAACAATTACCATACGGGCTGGGGTTTCGTCCAGGCTTATAACCGTGTTTATGTAATCGTAGTCGTCGTATAAGGTCAAAGCTGACGAAACGCCTTCGTCGTCGTAAGCTGTAACGCTTGTAATAGCCGTAACGGGACCCAAGGGCAGCGTGTAAGACGCTTGCCCCAGGGTATCCACTGTTACAGTTGTAGCACCTAAACGGTATCCGGTGTAGCTGTTAAACTCTTCTACCGCTGCGCTAAAAAGCATAGTCAGTAGCGCATCGTCTGCGCTACCGTCTACGCGGCAAAAGCTCTTCAATTCGGTAAGGTTTACCGAAATCGGGGTATAACTGCTAACCGTTACCATTGTTTAGATAAGGATGTCTTTCGCCAGGGCGAATGAAGCGTTACGCAAGATGGCTACGTCCATGAAGCGCTCGAGGTAGATTTCCACGATAGATGACTTCATATTGGTGTATGGGTCTACCATAAGGGTAGCACCGCCCCAAAATCCTACTTGTACGTCAGACCAGTTACCGAATACCATACCGTACTCGTCGGGAGTAGCCGTGTAGTTAACCGGTGAAAGGGTCGTAGAAAGGATAGAGTAACCGTTAGCGGTCATAACTGGGTTCAGCGTACCTTCAACGAGGAAGCGTCCGCTACCTGCGTCAAGTTTGGTTTGCTTCAGCTTGGCCAATACGGCTGGGTGCGTAACGTAAGCAAGGTTACCCTCGAGAGCGTCGGCGTTAGCCAAAGCTGATTCGAAAGCAATCAAGTCAGCGTAGTCGATTGCACCGATGGTAAGCTTTTGAGCGTCCAAGGCAGTGTAAACACCGGTAGGCTGGTTGTTGGTTCCAGTTCCGTTAAGGATTACTGATTCCATGCCCTTGTTAAATGAACGGTTGAGCTGGTTGATAATACGCTGCTCGATGCCCTGGCTGTACTCTTGACGCAAAAGCTGGTTGCTCATTGCGGCAGTGATTACGGCACGCTTTGGGCTCATGTTCACATTGTCAAACGTGATGTCTTGAGCGCTGTCGGTTCCGGTTTCAGTTTTCCAGTTAAGGTCGTAAGCTGCGGTTTGACGTGGGAACGATACGTTACCTACAAGGTTCTCGGCTACCGAAACTTGCTGCAAAAGCGGCGTGTTAGGGTAAAGAAAGTCAACGTAACGGCCTGGCTGCGTAAATACCAAGTCGCCACCCAAGTTTCCGGCAGTACCACCAGTAACTGACTGGGTACGCTTCGTAAACATTTCGGGCAGGTTGATAGCGTGCATGTCGCGAACGTCAACACCAAGGCGGCGCTTTTCGTTCATGCCTTCCTGGTTAACTTCAGCTTCGATTCCGGTAAGTTTACCGTTGCGAACTTCGTTAATCGCTTTGATAAGGTTAAATTTAGCAAGGTTGCGCTCTTCTGATTTAGAAAGCTGGCCCTGCACGGCTGATGCGTCTACCATTACGTTAGCGCGCGTTTCGGCCTCTTGTTCGTGATTTTCCACGGGTTCGGGGTTTTGGTTAATTGTTTCGGGTTCTGCCGCTTGTGCAGCCTCTAACGAACGTAAAGCTACGGACGTCGTAGGGTTTGCACCGCGTGGCGTTAGTGATATGTCGTACATTTCGCCGATGGCTTCAATGATACGCACGGGCTTTTCGCTGCGGACGTTTTCCCAGCGCTCTTTTTTAACGGTGAAAGCCCAGCTAGCCTGGTCCACGTCGCCGCGGCCTACTAGTGTGCGTACTTCGTTTCCAGTTGGTGTATCGGGCAACTCGAAGCGGAACTTTAGGCCCTCTTCATCTTGTTCAAGTGATAGGGTGCCTTCGCCGTACTTTGAACGCGCTAGGACGCGGTCGTAATCGTGGTTATACAACGCGTGAACGTCGTAACTGCGTAGGTCGCCTAGGGCGTTAGGTTCGATGCGCTCGACAAACGAGCCCATGTCGTACTCGTTCCAGTTAAGGGCGTACCCTTCGACGGTATTACTCTCCGTCGCTGGAATCGGACGGGTCCGAATTTCCTTGTTCTCCATTTGGTTCTTCACTTGTTGAGCCCATGTGCATAGGCTTGTTATACTCGTCGCCGCCTTCGATAGGTGCTAGACCTTCAATGCGGCGAATTTCGTTAGCGCTCATAACACCGATATTCCAGTAACTTACGTTACGAGCTACCTCGGTTTGGATGTCGCCGCGCATAAGCGCCTTTAGGTCGATTTGAAATTTACGGTTACCCGCTAGCAATTTGTTACTAAATTCCATTTCGATTACCTCGACTAGCGGTCGGATGCAGTCGCTAACAAACTGCGCGTTTTGCGCCTCGATGCTGTTGGCGTAGCCTGCGCCGTCCATGTGGCCAATTTTGTGGGGCGGAACGGAAAACAGTCGGCAAATCTCCTCAACACTAAACTTCAGCGACTCAATTAGTTGCGACTCCTGAAAGTTCGCAGCTACGGGTTTATACTCTGCACCCTCGGTAAGTACAGCCGTCCGCCCCTTATATTCTTTGTTCAGCTCGTCAAACTGACGGCCAATAGCCTTAACGCGGTCCGCGTCGCGAATTGTGCCCTGGAGCTGGAGTATACCTTTAGGCATACCACCGTTCCCGTAAAAGCCACCCATGTGGGCAGTCGCGGCCATTGAACTGCCGATGATTTCTTTCGCGTAAACGATAGGGCTAACGCCGTTAATACCGTCAAACGTCCAGTATTTAAGGTGTATAAGCTGGTCCGGGTTCAGTCGCAGATTAATACCGTTGCGAAGGTGCAGCTGGTAAATGAGTTCGCCGCTTGTGGTGTCTACGGTAACTAGTTCCGTGTCAATTAGTTCTAGACCTGCAAGGCTGCTGCCACTACGTACCGGTAGTACGTATGCGTTACCGCGAAGCAGCAACTGGGTAAGCATTGCCTTACGAAAATCGTAACTGTTGTACGCGATATTTGGGCGACGGCTTACAAGGTCATTAATTAGACCCGGCTGGTAAATGAGCCCCTGCTCTGTTTCGCGGTAAAGATGGAACGGCAAGCTAGCAATAGTGCCGCTGATTAGGTTCACGCACGCGTAAACTGCCGAAACTTTGGGCGCGTTGACTGCGCTAACATTTTCACCCGATAGGGTAGCGTTGCCGCCGAACATACTAATTAGCCAGGGCTTCGGGCTAATTACTCCACTCACGCTCCGCTTAATACGGTCATACCATGCCATAACACAAAGTTACACAAAAATTATATCCATATCCTCGTATGTCGACATTCCCGTCGAAGCATTGTGTACATATCCTGCCAAGGCCGTAATTAGGGCCGCTGTGCCGTCTATTCGGTCCGGTGCCTTGTCTTTTTGAAAGGTCCAGTTGTCGTTTTTGTCTATGTGTAGGCTCGTGTTTGCAATCATCCAGGCCGTAATAGGGTTACCGTCGTGCGTGATTCCCTTCGTGGTTACCATTCGGTAGAGTAGTTTCATAGGCTCGTTTACCATAAGCGCCGACTGGCGCACTTCCCAGCAAAACTGTTTCCCGTATTTGCTTCGCAAACGCTCCACCGTTTCGGCCGCGTTCCACGGGTCAAAGAAAATTCCTTCTACCGGGTGCGCGTTCATGATTTGTTCAATCATGGCTATACGGTGGTCGGTTGTGGTTACCTCGCCCTTTACTACGTCTAGGTCGCCGTTCTTTATCCAGTTGCGGACTAGGTTCGGGTACTTCTGCTTCCGCTTACCCATAGCATGGTCGGTAATTTGGTAATACTGCTGGGTGTAGAACTTGTCGCCGTTAAAGTAAACCACGGCATACGCGGTAAAGTCATTAACCGCGGCAAGGTCAACCCCTAAAAAGCACCGCCACTTATCCAGCGTTTTGGGCTTTGGCCCCTGGCACTTTAGCCACTTGCCTAGCTCAATGTAGGGTTGAGCGCTACCGGCCCACTGGTTTAGGTGCAGTTTGCGTAGCGACAAAAGCGTAGGCTCGTCGTGCTTCGCCGTATTGCTTAATTCCTCTAGGTACTGATAGGTAACCGTTATACCCAGCGACGGGTTAGCCTTCGCCCACACTTTCGGGTCGTGCGGGTTTTCCTCGTCCGTCGCCCCGTATATAATAGTTAACCAGCTTGGGTCTATTTCGGGCTGCTCTTTGACGCGCTCCGCGTATTCGTGCCACTTGTGGGCAAAGCTGTACGCGCTGCCCGCCGTGGTAATAGCGACCATTTGGCTAGGTCGTGCAGCCATGGACGTGCGCAGGGCTTCCCAAAGCTCCGGACCTTTAACCTCGTTCCAGCTGTGAATTTCGTCGCAAAGGATTAGCGACGGGTTTAGCCCGTGGTTACTCCCGCCGTCGCTCGTAATTGTCTTTAGGTAGCCAGGCTTACCCTTTAGTCGGATTTCCTTTCGGAACGGTTCTAGTACCTTTTGAAGCTGCGGGTTTAGTAGAATCATGTTCCGGACGTAGCCGAACAAAATACCCGCCTGCTCCCTGGTCGCTGCCGCTAGGACTACCTGCGGGTTCGTCCCCTCTTTGTAGCCTTTGAGTAGGTGCGCTATGGCTAGCATCGCGATAAAAGCCGACTTACCGTTTTTACGTGGAATTTCCAGCCATACCATGCGCTTACCTTCGGCGTCCCGAATAAGCTTACGCTGCCAGTCCATTAACTTGACTGGTGTACCTGCGCCGCTGTCTT